GTGCTGACATCATCGACGCGAACGCGATGTACGGCTCGATCGTCGCCGGTTAATCCGGCTTGACAGCCGTCGAATGACGGCTCTAGTCTGAATCCGAACCTATGGTCTGGGAATGCAAGTAACACGAGAAGGTGCGAGGCTTCCCAGCCATAGGAGGGTTACACCCGAGGTTGGTGATGAAAACTGAGGACGAACTCCGGTCAATGACCATCGCCCAACTGCGGGCGTACGCGAACGATGAAGGCATCGACCTGGGTGGAGCTTCCGCCAAGGACGACATTATCCTCGCGATCATGGTAGCCGAAGGAAACGGCGCTGAGGGCCGAGCGGAAGAGGGCGGCGGTACGCCAACCGATCCTGGCTTTGGCATCGAAAAGGATGTCGAAGAAGAAGGTGAAGAAGGTGAGGAGGGCGGTCTCATGGGCCAGGAAGATCTTGCCGCCGCGATGGGCGACACGGCCCCGCTTGTGCCGCCGCCTGTTATCAGCAGCGGCACCGATGTGAGCGGCATCATTGGGGAGCCAACCCTTGAGTTGGTTGCCCAGGGCATCATCAAGGATGTGGCGACGATCGATGAGGCTCCGCTGGTATCGGTGGGTGAGGCCGACAAAGAACTGATGCCGCCCAGCGTGCTCGAAGTGCTGAATGCACAGAACATGCCCTACACCGAAGAGGCTCTGCGCGAGCAGATTCTCATCACGGATCTCAACAAGGCCAAGGAGGGCGAAGAGAATGACAACGAGGTTCGAGCCGGTGGAGGCACCGACCCCACCCGAGGAACCGTCCGATCCGCCTGATGACGAGGACGAAGACGAGGAGTAAATCGTGCAGATCTACAGCGTTGTTACCCCTGCAATCGCCGGTGGCGTGGCTTCGGTTTCGACGCCAGGGATCAGCGGCAAACTCCTGACCATCGTCGTGAAGTTCTCCGGTGCTCCGAGCGGCACGGTGACAGCGACCGCGAAGCACAGTATGGTTGGTGGGATCGTGGATGAAGCTATCCTCACCACGGTCGCCGCCACCAACCGGGCCTACCAGCCACGTAAGCTGGGCCAGACACCCGCCGCAGCGGATATCACAGGTGAGGTTGCACCCTACACAATCAACGGCCAGATCTTGTTCGCCATCGCTGGCGGGCCGAATGGTCAGACCGTCGCTTTCGATGTCCACGTAGAGGGATAATGTGGCATACGACGCCGAGAATCTTCGTGTTTCCGTAAGGAACATGTTCCAGAACATCTCCGAAGACGTGATGGAGGACTCAGTTCTCGTCACGTTCTTGGAGGCGGGGATTCGTCGTCTGTCACACGATCGGCCCAGGGAGCGATCCATTGCGCTCCCTACGGTGCAGGCTCCCGGATGGTACGATCTCACGTCAGGACTCATTCCCGACTGGGTGGATGGGTTTTCGACCATCCGGGGGCTAGCACCCATGTTCTCGGTCGGCGGTACAGCCGACATCGTATGGATGCGTTTTGCTAACGATTATGATGTGATTCCCGTTGGGGATCAGGTTTATCTTCTATTGCGTACTGGTACGAGTGCGAATGGCACTCTGATTAAGTACATCACACCGTGGACTGTGCAAGGCATCGAGGGCGAGCTTGCCACTACGGTTGTGCCCCAGTTGATCAATGCACTTGAGCTTGTGTGCGCGGTTGAAGTGGCTAGAGGAAGAGCCGCTAACTCGGCGGGCAAGGTCGCTCGATCGCTCGCTGCGGACATCGTTGATTGGAACAACAAGCAGCGAGAGTACAGTAATCAGGCCCGAGAGTGGGAGCGGCGATACTGGAACATCCTGGGCTTCGACACCAACGGTGGCCCGCCGCCTGTCATGATCAGTATTGATTATGACTTTGAGTCGTCAGATGGCTATTTGCCAGTGACGCATCCTGACTGATGGACACGCTGGCGGTCAAAGCCGCGATCAAGGATGCGCTGGTCACGGCTGGTGCGGAGAACGTGTTTACCGTTGAGCCGCGCCTTGAGGATCTAAGCGACCTGATCGACAAGGTTATGCAAGCGGACGGCCAGTTCCTACAGTATTGGATCATCCGCCGCGCTTCGACCATTCCTGAGACGAGTGACACACTGCCCGGTTACGTGCCGATCAGGTGTATCGTGCGGTGGATGCAGCGGTTCTCGATTAGTCTGTACATCGCTTACCAGGAAGCTGACGAGGATCGTGAAGCGTCTTCGGATCACTTCGACACCATTTGTGATCAGGTGCTCTACGCTATGGCGCCCAATCGCACGCTCAATGGTGTAGGATGGAACATGTTCCGTCCGCTGGCCCTAGTTGAGGTTATGGACGATCGCTTGAGCGAGCAGTTCCTCTGCCATCGTGGCACGTTTGCCCTTGAGCTAATCGACGATCAGGAGGTCACCCCATACTAAGATGAGTTGTTGTGATGGTCTAGCAGCAGTTGCTAAGCAGTATTCGGAGCGGTACACTACGGGAGGTACTCAAATGGCAACAGTCGAAGTGCGCAACCTACTGGCACCCGATGAAGACTCGACGGCATCGATGGGAAACCTCGCGCCGATCGATTTCGTCGCCGGAATCGCCACGATGGAGGAGGAAGTCGCACGCGAACTGGCCTACTCATCGCCCTATTTCGAGCTAGTCAATCCACCGCCGCCCGAGGGTGGCGCACAAGCCGCGCCATCTCCAGAAGTTGGAGCGACGCGATCCACGGCACGGGTCACGCCGACGCCGATCCCAGCAGCCGACAAAGAGGTCTAGGAGGCCGAGATGCCTGATCAAGCCCAAGCATGGCGTCAACTGATGGCGCTCAAGAAGGAATCGATCTGGGGAACTGGCGTAACCCCCGACGTTGGCCTTGCGATCACTGAAGGCGGCATTGTTCCCCAGCTTCCGGCGACCTACGACAATGGCAAGCGTGGTGTGGCATCCGCCGACTTCGCTGCTGTGCTTGACGCAGGCCACGGTGAAGCGACGATGAACGGCTGGGTCTACCCGATGAACATCGGGCACTTTCTCCAGGCGATGTTCGGTGGAAGTGTCAAGACCGGCGTGGCAGATCCGTGGCTTCACACGTTCGCGTTCGCGAACACGGTGCCAAGCTACACCATCGAAGAAGATGTCGTCGGTGGTGCGGGCGGTGGCATCCGCTGCGTTGGTAGCCGGTGTGGATCTCTCGCCTTCAACTATGAGGCCGCATCCGGCGCCCTCATGTACACCTCGACGTGGATGGGCAAGATCCCGTCCATTGTGACGCCAGCCAATCCGGCGATCGTCACTGAGCTTCCGTTCGAGGGTTGGCGCGGCACGCTGACATCGACTGGGCTGGATTGCAAAGCCGTGAGTGCAGACATCAACTTCACTCGCGACCTGCACGTCGAGCACACCGGCTGCGATACGAAAGACCCGTACGCGATCACATCGGGCCAGGTCACGGTCGAAGGCAGTATGGTCGTCGTCGTGACGGACATGAGCGAGCTGACGATGTTCCTCGCTGGAACGATCCAGCCGTGGCTTCTGGAGTTCACCCTACCTGGGCCTCCGATTCGCAAGATCGGTTTCCAAGTCACCAGCGCCTTCATGGGCGCATCTCCGCTGGAGTACGATCGTGGACAGGCTGGCCTGCGCGCGAATCTGAGCTTCCGCGGACTGCACAACGCAACCGACACAGGATCGGCCAAGGTTCTTCTGACGAACGGTCAGACCACCGTCTACTAGGGAGCAACACTAAACATCATGGCATGGGTCATCAAACAGATTAACATCAGTGACGAACTCGGTCTCACCGAGCCAGGACTAACAGTCGCGATCATCCCGACCGTTTGGCTGCCAGAAGCGACCATGATGAGGCTGATGCGTCAGTCGATCAGAATGGCCGCGCTGCAATCGAAGATGTCGGGACTCGGCGATGACATCGAGCTAACCGAGGAGCAGAAACAACTACCGGAGAATGAGCAAGACGACATCTTCCTCGCGCTGTCCGAGAAGAAGTTCGAGGTTGTCGAAAGTGCGTTCGCTCAGATGAAGCCAATCATCTACGAGTACCTCAAGGAAATCGTAGTTGAGTGGAACTTCAAGGATGAAAAAGGAGATCCGCTTCCGATCCCTCGTGAGCTGATCGAACAAAGCCGCGAGGGTGAGATCGACAAGTTCCCGCTGCAAATGAAGATGCACCTCGTTCAGGCTGCTCAGGAACAAGACGCATCTGTCCCTTTAGTGAACGTGAGGCCATCGGAAGATTCCTCGATGGCGGCAAACGGCACGAACAGCGAAAAGGAGCTATTGATCGTCTCCAACTCCTAGCCCGTCACGAGGGGGTGCAACCTGAAAACCTTGAAGCAGCGATTAGGGAACACGGCACGGCACCCGTTGTGGATCTGGACGATCCAGACTTGCCCGACTGGACACCTAATGTGCTCATCATGGCTATCTTCGGTTACGACGAGGAGCAAGTGATGAATATGAGCATTGCTGTAAAGGTGCGCCTCATGCTCATACACAATGAGATCAACAAGCGTCAGGCTGGCGGCGTTGATCCGATGAAACAGGTGGGTCGTCCTCCGGGGGTGCGGCGGTAATGTTCGTACTCCAACATGACTTCAAGCAGTGGCAGGTCTTCGGGCAGAAGATGCGCGAGGGTAGCAACGCTTGGCCGAAGATCCAGCAGGACATGAACGTGGATGTAGGCAAGATTATCCACGATCAGCTCTGGAAGGCGTACACCACCGAGATCGGTCCCGAGCATGGTGCCCCGGCTATCGCGAGTGGACGGTGGGGTGACTCACTCACGATCTCGCCCACTGCTACTGGTGTGATTGTATCCGCGAGTGCCGGTCACGCTGGCTATTTGGAGTTGGGCACCGGGCCGCACTTGCCTCCTGCGGCTGCGATCATAGCCTGGGCGGAATACAAGGGTATAGACGCGGACGAAGACACGATCAACGCGATCAGGCGAAAGATTGCTAACCGTGGCACGCCGCCCCGTCACTTTATCCGAGATGTCTTCCGCAAGCCCGGCACGATTTCACAGGTCAACCGGCGGATTAATCAAGCTATCGCTGAACTTGCGACGGCGATGGGCTTTGCTGGCGGTGCGCGGTGAGCCAATTCAACGCCCAGTTTAATCTAAAGAGCAATGTTGCGCAGCAGCTTGGGCAGATCAATGCCGGATTGGGTGGTCTTAACAAGCAAGTTCAGGCGCTCGGTGGTAGTGCGAGCGGAGCATCGAAGCCGATGGAGTCTCTTGGGAAGTCCATCCAAAAGATGGGCCAGGCGAATCTCAAGGGTGTAGCGGCGGACATGAAGGCGCTAGCAAATGGCGTCCGAATGCTCGACCGCAGCACCGGCAAGATCCAGGGTCTTGCGACGACCATCGGAGATCTTAGCAAAGCGTTCAGCAAGAGTGGTGCGGCTGGGGTTAAGGCTTATGCCGATGCTGTCGGTAAGCTGGCGACTCAACTGAAGATCGCTGCTGCCGCCGCGAAGGAGCTTACAAAGTACGGTGTCAAGTTGGGCAAAGTCCCAGCAGGCGCAGCCGTGCCCAAAGCCGTTACCGCTACCGCGAAGCCGGGTGGAGTTCCACCGGGATTCACCAAGGGCGCTTTCCAGCCATTGCGGAAGGATGAAACCGCCAAGAATCTCGCCCAGATCGGTTCGGCCGCGCAGGGTGCTGCGATTGGTATGTCCATCTTGCAGAGGAACATGCAAGGTGTGATGTTCGGCATCATCTTCATGCAGTTCGGTCTGGTGAAAACCATCGCGCTATTCGCCGCCCTGACCGTGGCGATTGGTATCGCTGTAGGCGCATTCGCAGGCTGGATCAGCATTGTCACCAAAGCCGCCAGCGTGGGCGTGGAGTTCGAGCGGCGCGGCCAGCAGATGGCATCCTGGCTCCGTTCGGGTGAGATGGCCGGTGACGTGTATCGGCTGGGCGAAGAGCTGAGCCGGACATTCGGTATCGGCAAGGACGAGGCAACTGAGCTTGCCTTCACGCTAGCCAAGACCGGCCAGATGAGCGATGTCTATGCCAAGGGTATCCTGAACGTCGCCGCTGCGAACGGGGAGAGCGTCGCTGACGTAGGACACCGTTGGAACGCTATCATGATGGCGGACTCCGAAGCTCGTGCTGGGCTGATCGAACGCTTCGCCAAGGACTACGGCCTGCCGATCAAAGAGTACACCGACGCCCTAGAGTTGGCGACGACGATGAACGAACGGTTCGCCGGATCCGCTGAGGCGGCGGCTGGAACCACGGCTGGGATGTGGGGCCGAGTTAAGGCCAACATGGGCGCGTTCATGGTCAGCATGGGGAAGATCGTCAACGAGATGCTCAAGCCGTTCCTCGACTTGATGATCGCGTTCACGGACGGTCTTGTCGATGGCTTCAATGCCGCATTCGAGGCTGCGGGCGGCGCGGACGAAGCGAAAATGACCCTTGATGCTTTCCGTGAATCTATGCGTAAGCTGATCCCCTGGGTTCAGCACCTTGGCGCACTGATCGGCAAATGGCTGTTCTGGTCTCTTCAACGGCTAGCTCAAGTCCTGAAGTTCGTATCCGGCGCACTGAACGCCGCACTGAAGTTCTGGAAAGAGTACCGTGATGAAGTTAAGATCACGGGCAAGGCGTTCATAACTAACTTCATCGACGCCATCAGTAGCCCAGAAGTGATCCTGGCTGCGGCTACCACTTTTGTAACCACGTTTATATCTAGCCTTGTTACGGGCTTTGCCAAAGTCGCGTGGAGTGCAACTGGTGAGGGGATCCTATCTGGTATCGGCAACTCGATTAAAGTCATCCCGAAAGCGTTCTTTGAGGGCTTTGTCGAGGGTGCCAAGAAAGGCTTGATCACCGCTCTATTCGAGGCGTTCGCCCTAACCGTGGTTGATATGCTTCCGATCAGTGAGGGTCTGAAGACTTCGATAAGTGGTGTCATCCGCGCCGCGTTCCTTGGTGGTGCGATTGGTTCAGTTATCCCTGGTGTCGGCACCGCACTTGGTGCGCTCATAGCGGGTGGTATCGCTCTCGGCTTCGAGCAAGCATTCCCTGGATCTGTCACTAGAATGTTCAATACGATGGATACTTTGCTGGTGAAGGGCTTCAAGGGAGCCAAGGGTATCATTGGTGACTTCTATAACTTCCTTACCACCGATGGCACCAAAGCGTGGGACGAAGACGAGCAGAATGTCATGGATGACAATACTGCTTATAATCATTGGGCCGAGGATATCGAGAATAAGCACACGCCTCGAATTGTTCAGGCGTGGGATTGGCTACGGGATAACGTACTGATCGCAGTGGGCGCTGTAACGGACTTCTTCAAAGGCCCGTTCATGGATGCGCTCAAAGAGATCTGGAGCTACATCGACGGGCCGACTAAGCGTGTCTGGCAACAACTGGTAGACATGTGGAATGGTGATGTCGGTAAAGCCGCGTTTGAGCTTAAAGAGATGTTCCAGGCTATCTGGGATGTGTTGGTGCTGGTCTGGCAGAAGGTTATCGACAATAAAGTCACGTGGGAAGCTCTGGAGCTGTATCTCAAGTTCCAGTTTATGTCGATAATGGGCACGCTATGGCTGGCTATCGAAGCTATCCACTTGGCATTGGAACTGCTAGGTCTCTTGATCGGCAATATACTTGTGCCAGCGTTCCGTACGATCAAGGACGTGTTCCAGTTGGTCGCTGACTTGATGAGAGGCGATTGGAGTAGCGCAGTTGGCAATCTCAAGGATATAGGCTTGGATCTGTTGACTCTGTTCCTATGGCCTTTGATCACTGCCCTAGATGTCATCAAGATGATCACGGGTGTCGATATCGCTTCTGGCATAGTCACTGGCTTTGGTCTGATCAAAGACGCCATCATCGGTGCGGCTAACGTGCTTGTTGGTGTGGGATCTACCATTGGCACCAGCTTCCTCGAAGGCGTGGAGATCGCGATCAATGGTGCGATCACTATTATCAACGGCTTGATCAAGGGATACAATAACACCATTGGTCGGATCGCCGGTAAGATCGACGAGCTTCCCAGCCAGAACTTCGCGAACAATAATAGTGGGGGCGAAGGTGGCGGGGGATCCTGGGGCGGCGGGTCGAGTGGTGGTGGTAATGCTAATCTAGGTGGTCGAGGAGATCAGGGTGAGTGGATACCGCGTCAACATGGCGGTATCGTCCCCGGCCCGCACGGATCGAAGCGGCTTATCCTCGCAGAAGCAGGCGAATACTTCGGTGGCGATCCTGACATGGCACGCGCCGCTGGACGTTTCGATGGCGGTGGCGGTACTACCATCAACCTCGACCTTCGTGGTGCGATTATCAGCGACGACGAGGCTATGGACAGGTTCGTGTTGAAGATTGGTAACTCAATCGCGGGCACGTGGTTCAGCACCCGCAGAATGACACTGCCGAGGAGTGGCTAGGTGTCATCTTTCGAGTTGTATTTCGGAGATGTTAACTACAGCGTGAACTGGCGGCGATCGTCGCTATCCATTACGCGTGCCTTGCGAGTTGAGGGCGCGACCATGAACCTGACGATCGTCCGACCGAAGGACGACCCAAACCCGATCCCAGTGGAAGGTTCGCTGGTTCGTTTCTACCACATGGACGTGCTCCGATTTGCGGGCCGCATTTCGACTGTGAGCCGCGATCAGAACGGCGGGCCACAAGACTTCAGCCACGAGGTGACGTGCGTCGATTTCACCAGCGACTTCGATCGCCATCTATTCCAGGGCACACTTGAGGGTGGGCCTGCCGATAGCATGGTGAGGGCGCTAGTTGGGTGGGTAGGCTTCGGCTTCGGCTCTGATTACGTTGTACCCGGCGCTGCGACGATCCTTCCAATCGAAGCTGATCTTGAATACCCCTCCGCGATGATGTCTCGCATAGCGGAGAGCATTGAGTTCCAGTGGTACATTGATAACTTCCGCCAACTGCATTTCTTCTACATCGAAGCGTTCGCCGCGCCACAGGACAACATCAACTTTGATGCTGATCCCGGTGACACACCAGATGAGGTGCCGTTCAACCTCAGCGAGACCAATGACTGGTCGCAGGTGAAGAACGTCATCTGGATTCGGGGCGCGCAGGCTAAGTCTGGCGTACCTATGAACCAGACCAACGCCGGTATAGATTTCGAGGGTGATCAGACTTTCTGGGCGCTAGGCTATCAGCCTTGGGACCGAGATCACATGACTGTGACCGTGGACGCCATACCACAAGAGATCTTGCTGGATGGCGTCGATGGGGTTGCGGGAGACGGACAGGGCGAGGCCGGTCAGGTCTATCTCTGCATGGACAACTGGGGTCTGCGCTTCCCAGACAACCACCCACCAGGATCACCAGGAAGCCCAGCGGACTTGGGCGCGGATTACGACTACGCGTACGACCCGGTTATCCGAGTGGAAGACCCAGAGTCTATCTTCTATCTGTACGGCGTCGAGGATCACCCCAGTGCGCCCAGTGATGGTATGCACGAGATCGTCTATCAAGTCCCTGCTATGCGCGTGGAAGATGAAGGCTCACTCTGGGAGTACGGTCAGCTTCTTCTTGCGAGGTACGCGAAGATCAAGCGTACCATCACCTTTGAGAGCTTGAAGCAGAACTGGGAGCCGGGGCAATACTTCCGAGCGTACAGTGCGTTCCGTGGCTTCGATGCCATCTTCTACGTCCATAACGTCCAGCAGAGGATCTGGGACGCACAGGCGACAAACCCGAGATTCATCTATACAATTACGGCAAGCAACCTGCCGTTCCCAGGGTGATATATGAGCCAGAGTAACAACCTTCAAGCATTTGGTAACATGATCCGCGTCATCCGCAATATGTACAACGCGGTGTTCGAGACTGCCACTGCGGCTAAGCGGAACACTCCATTTCGGATGTCAACTACGACTACGAGTGGGATCGTTATCGGTCAGGTTGCGGCTGGAGCCTTCCAAGGCATCTTAGGCCGGATCTGGTCTCCATTGGTGAACACCGGAGCGACAACTTATGTCGCTGCTACTGGGATCGTGGACAACGTGAACATCAAGTTGCAAGCGTTGGATTCCGAACCACTCTCTCATCCGAGCCAGGGCGCCAACTGGGACACTGGGTGGATCATGGCGCGCTTCACACCAAGCTGGGCATCAGCCTCCCAACCAACCAATCCTGTATATGTGTTCAACAACGCCGGGGCAGGAGTACCGGGGATCCAGTTGTACTACCAATCACCCAACTGGGTTGGAGTTTATGGCACAAGCACCGTTTCAAGAGGGCACACGTGGGCTGGTGGGCCGCCGAAGATTACCGTGTTCTTTGCATGGAGCAAATCACAGAATTACTTGCGTGCTTGGGCTAGCAATTTCGCTATGGCCTCCAACACAGTATCTTCGGCCGTGGTCGCCCGCAGTGCTGAGGCTATTAACATCGGCTTTGCTACGCATGATGCTGGCAAAGAGCTTCATGCTAAAGTCCACCTATACGCTATGGGGACTGGTGTATTGACAGATGAAATGGTTACACTGCTGAAAGCCATGCCAGACGGTGCCAACCAGTTCCAGTTCCCAGTTGCAACCGAAGCCCAGCTATCGTTCTTGTGGGACGGCGGCGATGTTCTAACCAGTGATCAAGATAACTTCTCACTGGGGATCGTGGGGGTGTCCGTTGTTGCAGCATAGGAAGATGCGAATCGAGGGCAGGGTACGAGCGGTGCTCATCAACGTGGAGACCGGCGAGACTGAGCAGGACGAAGAGTTCAACACACTCTTGGATCCTATCGAGGACTGGGCCGCTGGCGTCGTAGCTGCTGAGCTATTCGCAGCTAACGCTGGAATCGCTGTCGGCACCGGCGAGGATATCGGCTACAACATAACCAATCGCGATGCGTTCTTCACGCTTGGAGCTACCTACGTTACCGGAGCGCAAGGCGTGGGCGTGACATCTCAGGTGATCCGCGAAGTCCTCATCGCTATGAAGCGTGTTGGCGATGTTGGAGCGGCAACGTTGAACCTGACCATCGAAGGCGTCTCGGGTGGCAGTCCGAATGGCACACCGATTACGAACGGCACAAGTGCGAACATCGCTGGTGCTGTTATTCCTACGGCAGACTTCGATTGGGTCAGCTTCAACTTCAGCCCTGGGTTCGACCTGAACGCGGCGGGCTTCATCAAGATCAACACAACGGGCTACACATACTCGGCGGGCGTGACTGAGATACAAGTGGGGTACGATGCCTCATCCGCGGCCTACGCTGGTGGAGAGCTTCGAGTTTATAACGGAAGCTCGTGGATCTCGCATCCCACCCCCGGCGACATGGTGTTTCGCGCTGTGCGGAACACTGATCCTCTGATACAGACTATGGCTACAGCAACACTCGATCTCAATCAGTTGGTGAGTGTGGGTGCGGTCGGGAACGAGGTTCGACTACTCGCCCAATTCGGCGTAGATGAAGCAAACGACCGCATCAGAGAGATGTTCTTGCTACCTGCTTTGAGTCTATCAGATCAACCGCTAGCCGTCGCGGCTATATCCGTGAACAAAACTAGCACTCATGTGCTGCAATGTTACTGGCTGCTTCGATTCTCAATCGATCCCGCCCTGCCGTAGGAGTAGATCATGGCGACTGACCAAGTAGCACAGTATGATCTTATCACTAAGGAGCTGATCAACCGATACACCATCGGTACGACGGCTCCGACTAGCCCGGTCAAGGGTTGGACGTGGATAGACACCACCCTGGCCGTGCCTATCCCGAAGGTGTACGACGGCACGACGTGGAGAGACTACCTCCCGTCCGGTGCGATCATGATGTGGTCGGGCGCACTTGCGACCATCCCCGCTGGGTGGAAGCTCTGCGACGGTACGCTGAGCACCCCAGATCTGAGAGACAAGTTCGTCAAGGGTGCTGCGGCTGCTGCGGGCGCGGGCGCAACTGGCGGCGCGGATACTGGTACTCACACGGGTGGTGGTTCGCACACACACAACAACATCGCGAACCACGCACACTCTGGATCATCGGTCGCCACGGAAGCCCCACACGCAAATGAAGGTGGTCACGCTGGTCACGGTGTACCGACTACTGCTACGCAGATCACTACGGGTGGTGCCGGATTCGTAGCTCATCAAACGCATGAGCACGATGACTCCGCTGGTAGCCATAATCACACGAACCATTCGCCACAGACACTCACTATCGCTAACACCGATGGGCACACACATACCAGCACTGGCACAAGCCACGCCGATCACGGTACGCACGACAACAAGCCGCTCTTCTACGCCGTGCTCTTCATCATGAAGATCTAATGTGGGCGTCCTGAGTTGATGCCCGCGTGACTGTCCACGACGGCCAGAATCTTCTCCGAGATTCGATTGGCTAGAGCCAGAGCTACGACATCAGCGTCGGCTGCACTGGGCTTCTTGTCTTCGTCGAACTCCACGTCCCAGTGGACGTATGCGCCGATTGACTTCACCCGGATCGTGACCATGCCATAGGTTATACGGAGGTGCTCGTAGAGTGTATCACCGGCTTGTTTGGACTTGAAGGTGATCACCCGACCATCGCCGGGTAGCAGAGGTAGCAATTCGTTCAGGATGCAAGTCACGGTCTGACCGACCAACGGAACGATCGGCTCTGGCCCGTGCGTGTTGGGTTCGGTCAGGTTGAGCTTGAGTCCAGTGTCATCGAACAAGTCGATAGCCTTATTGGCTATTGGATCTCCCACGCGACCTAAAGCCATCGGCGTGACGTTGACTGGAAGCTCAGGCTTCCGCTTCGTCAGGAACTTCATCTGCGATCTTCTCCTTGAACTTCGATTCGAGCCATACCGCAATTTGCTCCATGCGCTGTGATTGCTCCTCGCGCCACGGCACGGTGATATCGGGCTTCCAGTGTCGCCACTCCTGCTCGCTTGCATGAGAGTCGTGGCGCGTGGCTCGATCCAGGTCGCCGTGATTACTGAGACGCACGAACTTGAAGCCTTCCTGAACAAGCGCCGCTCGCTCGTTGGCGAAACGGCAATCGTCGGAAGTGAACAGGAGATCGTCGTCTGGATGGTTGTCCTTGAACGCCTGCATCGTTACGACCATCCGCTCCACCCAGTAATCCTGGCCGAACTTGTACCGTCGCACTTCGGTGCCCCAGAACTGGAGGATATGCCGCCAACCCGCCTTGAGGTTCTCGTCGGTCATCTCGTGGAGGATCTGCTCACGAGATAGCTTTTCAGTTGCGAGCGCGTCGGCCAACTCTTCACGCAGCGGCGTGGCGAAGCTCAGATGACAATGCTCGAATCCCTTACCCGTGAAGTGCTCACCGAGTAGCTTAGCTGTGGATGTCTTTCCAACGTGGAAGCCGCCGATCAGAGCTATCTTGATGTGCCGTGGCATTACGATCCTCCCATGAGTTCCAAGTCGATGAACGCGCCTAGCGCGAGCATTAGTCTAACAGGCAATTTGCAAGTGGAACAGAGGGCAACGTAGTCGTGTTGCTGTATCGCTTCGTGCTCGCCGGTGATCATCCAGGGCCGAATGATGGCAAGGTATATGTCCGGGTACTTCACGATCCCGCAGTTCCAGCACAGCTTGTTCTGGCATTCGATCGCTCGCGCGGCTTCGAGTACCTTTCCGGCTAGGAATCGATTGACCTTTGTGGCACACAAAGTGCCGCAGTAGGATTGATCCCACCGCTCGGGCTTGAACCCCTCGCCGCAGAGGACACAGGCCCGCATGGCGTAGGTCTCGCGGGTAGGGTAGCGTGGCATTACAAAGCTACCGTAGCTTCACCCAGCAGCACGTCGAGCAGCGCCTCACCGGCTTCCTCGTCCACGATGTGGGGGTAGCCGCCCAACTGCATCTCGCCGCACTCTGGACAGTGGAACATCCCGCCGGATACGACCATCGGGTTGTACTTGCAGTGCTTGGCGAGCAGATAGTGGACGGCGTGATCGTACATCTTGAGCCGGTTCGCGGTCTGGACATGAAGCATTGAGGGTGCAGCTTCGAGCTGATCAATTAGCTCCCGCAGATCAATCGTTCTCAACTCCGCGCTCTGCGTCGTCTCCGTAGATTGGGGTAATGTAGGGTCGGACAAAGCCAGCACCTTCCTTATAGGGGAGTTCAAAGCCGAGTGCGTCGGCCATCTGCTTGAGCGCGATCATGTCGAGCGTCTTGCGCCCGCGTACGGTTGTGAACTTGATTCGGTAGCGGCCCGTGCTGAACGCGACATCGGGAACTAGTGCGGATTCCAGGGTATCTTTTATGTCCTTGGCCTGGGCAGCCATCATCTTGATCTGGTACTGGAGGTCTTTGTACTGCGTCGCCATCTGGTTGATGTCATCTTCGCCAAGGCCCAGCCCCAGCGGGAGAGTTTCGAGGATCGAAGTGGCTTGGCGTTCAGCCTTACGCTGTTGCACCGCTGGACACAGATCCGCGTAAGGGCAGAAGAAGCAATCGGCGTGAGTGCCGTCGTAGCTGGGATCTGGGAGGCGACCTTCGATGCGAAGTGGGACTATCACTTCGTTGTGGAGCCGTTCCGAGTTGAGTTGGAATGGCTCAGTCTCGATTTGGTATACCGCAAACGAGTAATCGTTGGTCGCGGGACAAAAGGCGATGACAAGTGTGTGGCTGGGTGGTTGGTAATCGTAAGCCTTGAGCAACGCCCGCCACTCTTCGGATTCCCAGAGTTCCTCGTTTGAACGATCGTATAGAGTGTTCATGTAGAGTTGGATTTGGTTCTTGTACTTGCGGAATAGATTGTCTTTATCCGAGAAGGCTTCCTTGCGGAAGAGTGAGAAACTGTCTGGATTCATGGTCTTGACTTCGGCCATGAGCAGGTCGCCACGATACATCATGTCCAGCGCGACTTGTGGGACGTTACGTTGCGCCCACCAGCTTACCTCGGTGCCGGGGAGTATCGAGATGAATCCGTCTGGATGTCCCTGCCGCAATGGATCCTGGGCGCGGATTTCGAGTTGCGCGTCGCCGGTGAACCACATTGCAAAGCCGTGGTCTGCCATCCACTCGATACACATAGGTTCGAGTGCCGTGCCCTTGCGCATCGGTATGGAGTAATAGCTGCGATCGTTAGGCTCGGGTGTGCCGATCAAGCTGTGAGCGATGCGTAGAGCGCAACCGTAGGCGCTGGACATTCGTATCACGGCGTCCGGTCGATCGGCTAGCAGGTCTGGCATGACGGCTCCTATGATGTTGCGGAGGGCGGGGACTCGGGGGAGATCAAGCGCCCAAGCCCCCGTGTGTACAGTATAACGTAATGTTGACAAGTTGTCAACAAGCTATCCACACCGGCTAAAGCCACAGGAAGGTGACGTGCAGTTGAGGCACCCCTCTTGGAACGCGAGGATCCCTTGGCAGTCGGGGCACAGCATCCCCGAGA